TACGCAATAATATTTGGACATCAATTCTCAGACCTTGAGAATATAGGTAAAAATTTAAAAACATCAGCAACACTAGAAAAACTCTGGGGAAAAGGATTCGTAACAATAGGTACAGTAACCTATGAATCCTCAGCATATGTAGCACGCTACATCATGAAAAAAATCACAGGAGACCAGGGAAAACACCATTACAAAAAAGGATTGGTAAATCCAGAAACCGGAGAGATAACAGAAATAGAAGTTCAGCCTGAATATAACCGAATGTCTACAAGACCAGCAATCGGAAAAGAATGGTTCGAAAACTACAACAAAGAAATAGATAAAAACCAATTACATATCAACGGTCGCACGGTAAACGTACCTAAATACTATCTAAGACGTTTAAAAGCAGTGGATCCGGCCCGATATGAAATACTTAACGCTGAACGCGTTAAAGCAGCAAAAGAGAATCAACCTACCGAAACGGCCCTTGAGGCCCGACGGTTAAAATATAAATCACTTAAACAAAAAAGGAACCTAAAATGAAATATAAAATATACGCAATATTCGACACAGCAATAGAATCTTACATGTCACCCTTCTTTGTAAAAACAGAAGCAGAAGCACTCCGCGGATTCCGCGATGCGGCATCAAACCAAGAAACACCCATCGGAAAACACCCTGCGGACTATCACTTATTCAGTCTTGGCGAATATACAGATCATAACGGAGATTTGCGATCTCAAACTCCAGAGTGCATAATTTCAGCACTAGAAGCATCAAGCGCAGCACGACAAGACCGCGACCACCCTAAGGATTAAAAATGGCAAATATCCCCTCCGTAACGTCTCATACATTTTCAGAAGTACCAAAAGCAATGATATCTCGATCATCTTTTGATCGTTCACATGGTGTAAAAACAACATTGGACGCTAGCTTTCTAGTACCAATCTACATCGATGAGGCGTTACCAGGGGACACCTTCAACCTTAATATGACGGGCTTTGCCCGTATGGCAACACCAATTAAGCCAATCATGGATAACCTATTCATGGAAACATTCTTCTTCGCTGTTCCAAACCGCTTATTATGGGACAAATGGGAAGCTTTCATGGGAAATGAAGCAGCAGCTGCTGCTCAAATTCCATTTCCAGCACCAGTAGATAACGAGGTATCAATGCCGATCATCACCCTGTTAAACGGTGATGCAGACGCACGCGAACAATCCATCTACGACTATATGGGACTCCCAATTAACTCAGATGCGCAAATTCAATTCTCCGCACTACCATTCAGAGCATACAATTTCATCTATAACGAATGGTTTCGCGATCAGAACCTAATCGCACCTAAGACAGAAAATAAAGGCGACACAGGCGATACAATATCGGATTACACTTTGCTACGCCGTGGAAAACGGCACGATTACTTTACGTCAGCTTTACCTTGGCCTCAGAAAGGCGAAGCCGTAACTATCCCTACACTCGGTATAGCAGAAGTAACGGGATCAAATTTCGCAGTGAAATTAGCACCCGAGGCCGGCCTATCAGGCAATCCAATTAATTCGGAAGCAGACGGTAACTTAAAATGGGGAGCAGCTTCAGCAGCAAACCCAATGTACGCAGGTAATCCGACTGGATACCAGGTCGATTTAGGAACTGCATCGGCAGTATCAATCAATGAAATGCGAACAGCGTTTCAACTTCAAAAAATGCTTGAGCGCGATGCGCGAGGCGGTACCAGGTATACTGAAGTTATCCACGCCCACTTTGGCGTAACCTCTCCAGACGCAAGACTTCAGCGTCCGGAGTATCTCGGGGGCGGGCGCACCCGAGTTAACATAAACCCCGTACAACAAACAGCAGCGACTAGTTCGGACACGCAGACCAACAACACTCCTCAGGGCAACCTCGCTGCGTACGGGACGGCTTCACTAATGAACCACGGGTTCACAAAGTCATTTACAGAACACTGCACAATTATCGGATTAGTAAATATCCGAGCAGACTTAACTTATCAGGAAGGCTTAGACAGAATGTGGCAACGTAGAGGTCGATACGACTTCTTCTGGCCAGCCTTCCAACATATAGGAGAGCAAGAGGTATACGCTGACGAAATCTATGCTTCATCAGATAATGACACTAATAGCATCTTTGGTTATCAAGAGCGTTATGCAGATTATCGTTATAAGCCGTCTAAAATCACTGGAAAGTTCCGTTCAAACGCCCCTCAAAGTCTGGATATCTGGCATTTATCGCAAGATTTTGCAGCAACTCCGCAATTAAACGAGGACTTTATTAATGAGAACGTACCAATGGATCGAGTTATTGCGGTAACAACAGAACCTCACTTCCTACTGGACGCTTACTTTAAACTACGGTGCGCAAGGCCAATGCCTCTATACGGCGTTCCCGGTAACATAGACCGATTCTGATGCCCTGGCCAGCCGTAATAGCAGCGGGAGCTTCCCTAGCAGGAGGCCTAATAGCAAATAAATCTCGCAAAGCACAAGCCAAAAAACAAATGGCCTTTCAGGAACGTATGTCCAACACTGCCGTACAAAGGAGAATGGCCGATCTAGAGGCCGCCGGAATTAACCCAATATTGGCAGGTCAATATAGTGCCTCATCGCCCTCTGGAGCAATGGCACAAATCGAAAACATGGCCACTCCTGCCGTTAATTCGGCAATATCAGCGAGACAAGTCGCACAACAAGTAAAACAAACGGCAGCTCAGACAAAATACGTAAACGCTCAAACAAAAGGCCAAAGACTACAAAACGCAATACAGGCAATAACAGTAAGAGAGTTAGGTAAAAATCCTGCACTCGTAAATACAAAATACGGGGTGCCAGGGCAAGCAACATCAGCAGCGACTATAGTCGCTGATAAAGTAAAAGAAAAATTATACGATCCTAATGCAATAGCTATTCAAGATGCATTAGAGACAGCAGCGAGAACGGTAAAAGAGACAGCAAAAGTAAAACAAAGGGTTGAAGAACTTTGGAACACTTGGCGTAATCAGTCTAACAAAGACATAAAACGCCACAATAGGAAAAACAACAAAAACAATCCACCTGCATATCTGCATCCAGATGGGCAGTGGAGATCTTACCCACCCGGTGACTATCGCGAATAAGACAATGACAAAAAAACAGCCATACTGGCCGCTCCCAAGAGCCCCACAACAACGAGAAAGGGTAATCGCACCCAATACCCTACCTTCAATGACTGAACAGTCACACGGGCCATCCTGCGATCTCAGGTTAATAATGGACCGATTCACCAAAACAGGAGAGATACCTATAGGAAATACACGAGGTCAACCCGAGTACCTGGTAGTACCCGACCAGGACATAGACTTCCAATATACGGAAAATAAAGTTGCAGAAGCCAAATCACTATTTGAGCAACTCCCTCAGGAACAAAAAGACGTTTATCGGACACCCGAAAACTACGTCAATTTCGTGTTTGAAGAACACAATAAAAAACTCGAAAAAGAACTCGAAGATTTCTCCCAACCGACCGAAGGGAGCTTGGAAGAAAATACGAGTAAAAATGAGCCAGAAATCGAAGCCAATGACGCTTAATTCTGGCACTCGGCTATTACCTCTACTTGATGGTAATAGCCCCACTGACACCACAAGTGTCAAATTACACAAAAACCCAATAGGAACAGCACTATGCGTAGATCGAAGATGAAGAAGAGGAAAAGCCGTAAATTATTCACAAAAACGGCCATGCGAACCAACCGCAAAAACGTCAAAAGACCACGTGCCATGCGTGGCGGATATCGCTTATAAAACGGAGTTAAAAAAATGTCATGCATAGCGCCCATAGATGCGTGGCATACAAAAGACGGAATCAAGTTCAAACCACCATATCGGTCTGCACTATCTCCACCTATAAAAATACCCTGTAGAAACTGCATTGGATGCAAAATCGACCGCTCAAAAGAATGGGCAGTACGATGCATGCACGAAAAATCAATGCAAGACGCCGAAGGTAAACCGTCAATGTTCATCACATTGACATACTCACCCGAACATCTCCCTCAGGACGAAGGACTACACCACGAACACTTCCAAGCGTTTATGAAACGCTACCGAAAATATATCTATCCAAAAAAAATCAAATTCTACATGTGCGGTGAATACGGCGAACAATTAGGCCGACCGCACTATCACGCAATAATATTTGGACATCAATTCTCAGACCTTGAGAATATAGGTAAAAATCTAAAAACATCAGCAACACTAGAAAAACTCTGGGGAAAAGGATTCGTAACAATAGGTACAGTAACCTATGAATCCTCA